GTATTTTATTTGGTGTTGGGTTTAATATTTGTTCTTTAGCTAATACCTTACCTCCTATTAACTCTAGTTTATTTTCTAAATTAAATTTTTTCCATAATTCATTTACATATTCTGTCATTAATTTAAAGAATGGAATTTCTTTATATTGATCAAACACACCTCCATATAATTGTTTAAAGGTTTGTTCTTTAGATTGTTTATATTCGGCATCAGTTAAAGTATCTTTGCCAAAATACATTTTTCCTAATTGAGTATGCACAGAATCTTTATCTAATTCATAATTAATTAATTTTGCTAAAATTCTTACATGATAAGAATCATAATCAAATTCAAAAAACAAATCATTTTTAGGAATAAACGCAGTTCTTGAACCATCGTTTTTATTTAAAGCAGCAAAGTTAACGCCATTAAATGAGTTTGTGGGGCGAGTGGTGAGGTTGTATAGGTTGTATTTAGTATACACGGTTTCACCGTTTAAAAACCATGATTTTTCATTATACTTAAAATGTTTATGAAAGTAATCAGGATGAATTTTTATTCCTTGTTCTTCAATCGATTTGAAAACTTTAGGTAAAATTTCATTATAAAATATATTTGGATTTTGTAAAAAGGAAGATTTAACTTCTTTATAATTTTTCTCTTCAGTCTCATAATGTTTCGATATGGGAACCAGAGAGTTAGTAAATTCCAAATGAGAGAAGTGAGAATACATCCTATCCCGAAACTTAGTATGATGTAGTAAATCAGCAGTTCTTTCATAAGAAATATCAACTATTTTATTATTATCAAAATAATACAAAACTTCTTTCTTATTTAAGGTATAAATTCGATCATATTTAGAATCTATCCACTCTATTACTTTTTCAAAAGGTAACTTAAATGCTTCACTATGGTTAATAGGAAACATATATCCTTTACTATTTTTAGTTTTAAAATAAACTAAACAGGGTGATGACAAAACAGAATGATATTCATCATTCATGGGTATTATCTTAATATAACATTCATTACCCGAACAGTGTAAGTTTTCTAGTTGCTGTTCAGTTTCAACAATATAATACATAACCTATTTTTCATAACTATTTAATAACCTCCACCACCACCTCCTGATGGTTGTCTTACTACAGGTGCAGTAGAGATGTTGCTTTCTAATTGCGTTTGTAATGTACGACTATTATTTGTGGGAACCACATTATCTTGGGCTCCTATCTCTCCTAAAGATTGTTGGATTAAACCACCTATTGAATTAGATACTAAATAATTAGCTGTTAATAATACTATTCCTGTAGATTGTTTATGTGTAGCGCCATCCATAATTTTCTTATCGGCCATAATATGGTAATACCCAATATAATTACTATTATCTTTTCTATTTGATAATTCGTCACCTCCAGTATATAATCCTTCTATTAATATTAATTCAGATTTAGCAGCGAATTGAATTAAATTAGATAAGTATTGTTTAATACCTTTAAAATTTTCTTCAGCTGTATTTACTAATCTTTGGTTTGTATCAATAATTCCAGAAGTTTTTACACCGTTAGAATTTAATGAATCTTTTAATGGACCTGAAATCTTCCAAAATACTCGGGTTACAGTCCATAACGCATAGTTATATCTTCCTGCATTTACATTTAAATCATTATAAGCTTCTTTAGATATTTCTATAATTTTAGGAATAACATCATTTCTTTTTTTAGCAAAATATCTTATTATTTGGCCTCTTTGGTAATCCTTGCTAGTAATGATAGGGAATGTAGGTAAAGGATCACCTGATGATTGGTATAATGCTTGATTTGCTGGTTGAATACCAGAATAATTTAAATTTTCAGGTGTTTGAACTATATAATTGTTAGCTGGATTGGGATTAAAGTTTTCTACTAATTTAACAGAATTAGGACTATTAGGGGTTTTTCCTGTAGCTATACTATCATTAAATGTTTGGTGATAATAACCAATATAAGGTTCACCAGAAGTAGTAGTAAATTCACCACCACCCGTATATAGGTTACTATTAACTAAGGATTTAGGTATGTATGACATGTTATCCGTTTAAATATGCTATTTCTTTTTTTCTTCTACTAGGTACTTGGCTTTCTCCTCTTGCTATTCTTCTATTTAATTCTGCAATTACCCCCGCTTTACCATCAGCTTTATAAGCCTCTATAAAATCAAACCATAATGTACCATAATTATAGGCAAGATCTAAAAATACTACTTGTACTTTTAGAGGTAAATCGTTATAATTTACACCTCTTTGATTTAATCTACTAACTACTTTTGGTTTAAAATCCTTTGTAATTCTTCTTGTTAAGTCAAGTTTAGCATCTTCTGGGGTTGTTCTGCTAGAGCTTGTAACTTTAGTAACCCTACCATTTGTATCAGTAATTGTATCACTTCCATATCCTATTCTATATGTAAACCCAGCTGAAATTGTGTAATCTATATCTTTATAAGCTTTAAGTTCAGGAGTTCCATTAGTTTCATTATTTGCAATAAAAATAAATGCAGCTTCAATATCCGCGTTAGATGTTATAGGACCCGCATTACCGGTACTAAAAGTTGTTTGTTGTCCCCCATCGGGAGGAGTATTAACAGTTATAATTGTTTCAGTTCCAGTTCCAGTAGTATTAGTTACAGTTGGGTTTGGGCTGTCTAATGTTGTTTTGTCGGTAGTTGTTATTCCTGTTAAATTTTCATTTGGATAACCTAAAGGTATAGATGTTATTGGTCTTGGTGGGTTAGCATCTTTACCTCCTCCAACTGTAGTAGTAGTGGATAAAGTTTTAGGAGTGTCTAACATAATAGTTTGACCTCTTAAAGTAGTAAGCCAACTATTATTTTCAAAACTATGGTTTATTGAAAATACAGCAAACGCTACTCTATCTCGATATCTTTCAGGTAACCTGTTATTAGGTATTCTAAAAGCGTTATAAGGTAAAATTCCTCCTATCCCATCTATTGTAACGGTGTATTCTAAAGGAATTAATATAGAAGATTTATTTTTATTTTGATTAGCATCTCCTGAAAATGTTTTTTTAGAAGTAGTATTTGATAAATCAATATATGGACTTGTCATATTATTACAATTTGTATTACTAATCTCTTCAGGATCTGTTGTATAAACGGTCCATATATGATCATATAATTTTAATTGTAACTTTACATTCTTAGCGGATTCCGCATCTTTAGTTTTTTGGTCAACTTTATCAAGATTTTTAATAGCAGGAAACTTATAAGAAGAAAATCTATCTTTTACACCAGCATTTAAAGACTGATATGATAAAACATCTTCTGAAAAGTCTTGAATTCCTCCTCCTTGTGCTTGGGTTGCAATAACTATTTGGGATGATAATTTTGGAGTTATAGCAGAACTATAACTAGCATCATAAGCTATAGAGGTAGTACCAAAGGTTGGGATAGTAACTAACCTTGAATCATTGGGGTCAATAATAGGTTCTAAAAGTTTTTCATCAATAATTCTTAAAACAGACCCACATTCATCTACAAAAGTTCTAAAATTATTTACTCCTCCTAAAGATTCATTAATTCCCGCTAATATTTTAGTAAGATATTCTATTAAATTTACATCATTATTAGAATCTTTGGTTTTTCTTAAGGTATCTCTAGCAAAATCAATGTTAATTAAGACATTCATTAATTTACCTTTATTTTTACTATCTACAAATTCACTAGGGGGGTATGTATCGTTTATTTTATTACCTACTCCCGCTTTATTAAGATTATGAGATAATAATCCTTCGTTTTCATCAGCTTCATTCCAAGGCCAATTTGTAGGTTCATTAATAGATAAAACCCCAAAAAAATCTTCATAGGGTGTTATAGGTTTAAAGGGGACTATACATTTAAAAGGATTAATACTTGCTACTACAGGGGCTAAATCTATTTCTGTGTTATCAGGATGATAATCTATATAAAGTACAGGTGTAGCATCCTTATTTAGGGTTTTTGTTTTTGATTCAACAAATATTCCTAAACTATTAATTAAAGCTAACAAATGGCCAAAGGTTATAAAAGATTGAATATCTTTATCTGCATCAATTTTCCAATCCCAAAATCCACCTCTAAATGCACCAGCATATCCGGCATAAAATTTAGTTGGTATGGGAGAAAGTCCATCATTATCTGATGATATTCCAGAAATTATTTGATGAGCGTTACCATATTTAGCAGGAGAATTTTCATTAGTATAATTAACAGTACCTTCTTCATTATTATCTATAAAGGAAAAAGGACTATATGCAGCCGACCCATAAATTTTATTTAATAACGTACCCCATTTTAAGTTTATACCTAATGATTTAGCTTGTTGATTAGTTGTTCCTGAAGCTGTAAAATTTTTAAAAAAACTTTCCTTAGAAACTTTACCAAAAGTTCCATTAATATCTACAATTGGAGGAGTAGTATTA